GGCACGGCGAGCACGTCGGGTCAAGCTGTTGGGGTACAGGTCGGCGCAAGGGAAGCGCGGTCTCGGTTTCCCAGCATGACGGAGAAAGAGGTCTTTTTATTCGGCAATGATCCTAGGAATTTGGAGGCTGCGAACACCTTGAGGAACAAGGACGTCGGCGTCCACAACCCTAGTGAGAGAGAAGCCAAGGCTCGTGATGAGGTCGTGCGCGTTTTGTGCGAAAAGGTCTTCACAAAACGCGAGTGCGAGAAAGCCATGATGAGTTACGAGTCGTTGACTAAGACCGCCTTGCCACGGAAGCTTTCCGAGGAACAGAAGAATCAGTGGCAATTGGACGCTATGTCCATGGCGGACGGTGATGGCTTGTCTTACAGCAAATTCATTGACGCGTTTGTTAAAGCAGAGGTCACATCTAAGCCTAAGCCGAGGCCCATAGCTAATCACAAGGAGATTCGCTTATGTGCGCTTGCGAAGGTTGCTTGGACATTTGAGAACATAATATTTCACCGTTTGAAACAGATGTCCATCAAGCACCGCACCAAGCACGAAGCGCTCAGTGACATAGCTGGGGCCTTGAGTGGCATGAAGAATGGCAGATGGTGTGAGAATGATCTAACAGCGTTTGAATTTGGGATTTCCGAGACTCTTAAGGAGTGCGAGTGCGCGATCCTGCGCCACATTGCCTCACACATCGGCATTGAAGACGTCGGTGAACTTCTATTCGAGCGTGTCGTGTACGACAGGACGAAGAAGTGCGTCTGGTCGATGCGTTACAAGGATGAGGCGGGTGAAAAGCGTAGTTTTCGGTTGGTTTTGCCGAGAGCTATGCGTGAGAGTGGCGACAGGCTCACGAGCTCTGGTAACTTCTTGCAGAATTTGATCGCTTGGACGTCGTTCTTGGTCGAGCCGGGGATGATTGACAAAGCGGTTGAGTCGTTGTTGCGTACGCAAGGCGCGAAGATGTTTTACATATCTGCGCGAGATGGCAAGAAGTATTTGGCCATGTTTGTCTTTGAGGGCGATGACACGCTAGGCCGTTTGGAAGAGCCCGTGTGGGAACCGCACCGCGCTGGTACGAACGTGAGTCTTGCTGATGATTTCTTCCTGAGGTGGGGTTGGAATCCGAAATTGTCTTGGAAGAAGACAGCTGGTTATGATTATGCCAGGGTGGTCGGTTATGATGTCTTGATTAAGGATGGCGTGGCTGTGAAAGACGGAGAATCATATGTCGCGTGTCCTGAGATGAAAAGGCTGTTAACCACTAAGCAGTGGACGACCACCAGTGTCACCCCGGAAGAGCTGAAGACCTGCAACAGGATTTTCGCGGCCACGATGGCGACCAGTTTTACGCGTGTTGAGCCCTTTTACGCGTTTTTGCGCGCCATGTACGATGGCAATTCAGGTGGTAAGAACGTCTCGGACGAGAAGGTACGCGAGCATTACCTGATGATGACTGGAGAGTTGCCCGAGCATTCCTCTTG